ACGACGACAGCGACCTGAAACGCCGCCTCACTGCTTTGGAAAACCGCCCTGCCCCTAAAGCAGAATCCCCATATAGTGAGATTCAAGAAGGCTACATCGCCCGTGAAAATTTCGGCTTCGTCCCCGAAAACAACACGCCGGCCACAGTATCTTTCCCCAAACCATTCAGCCGCCGTCCCGATATTTTCGAGGCATGCTTAGACATCCGAAGCAATTCGGCACGCTTGCAGTACATCCAAAACGTGACCGCGTCAGGCTTTGACATGGCCACCAATTACAGCCCCGAATTAAAAGGCGTTTGGTATCGCGCCGCCATCTTAAAATCCCAATAGGAGCAACCCATGCAAACCATCAAAATCAACGACGACAACACCCTGACCATCGAGCTTTCCACCGGCGACCGCTACACCCTGCGCGAGCCGCTGGCCAAAGACATGGAGGGCTTGGGTCAGGACTTGATTAAAGTCAAACACACCGACACCATCCAAAAACTGCTGGGCAAAATCTCAACGCCGCCGCTGACGCGTGTCGCCTATGGCAAATTGAGCATGTCAGACGCTCAAGTATTAAATGTCGCCATTGATTTTTTTTCAGCGCCGCCGTCAGCCAAAGCCGAGATGGAGGCAGCCTTGCAGGACTTGGGCTACTCCCAAAGCTCAAATTCAGAGCAGACCACGTCGGCCGAATCCTAAGCGGCGAAGCCGACATCTATCAGGCGGCGGCAGAAGACGAGAAAAAGTATTACAACTTAATCAACGACTGCCTCGCCCAATGCGCGGCGACCTTCGGCAGCCTCGACAAATTCGAGCAATGCAACATCGCCGAGCTGATTGAGTGGACCGACAAAGCCGTCCAAATCAACACGCCCGAAGAGTAAACAAAGGCCGCCTGAATATTTCAGACGGCCTTTTGTAATCAAAAAACAGGAAACATCATGTCTAAAAGCCTCGAATTAAAAATAATCATGTCGGCCACCGACAAAGCCAGCGCGGCTTTCAAAAAACTACGGAGCGCAGGCGATGTATTGGGGCAGACGCTCGACAAACTCGAAGGCGAGATGAAAGGCTACGAGCGCGCGCAAGCCAGGCTGACGCAACGTGTGCAACTGACTGCAAAAATAAAAGAGCAAACCAAAGCCCTGATGGAAAACAGGCTTGCCCAAAAAGCCTTAAAAGACGAAATCGCCAAGACAGGCGTCCCAACCAAAGCGCAGGCGCGCGCTTTGGAAAAGCTCCAAACCGCCCAAGAAAAATTGCAAAACAGCCAAAGCCGCTACCAACAAAAAATCGAAGAAATCAACGCCGAGCTGAAAAAACACGGCGTCGTCACAAAAGACGCAGCCGCCGCCCAAAAACAATTAGAGCAAGCAGCGAAGAAAACCGAAGCCGCCCTGCAACGACAGCAGAAAGCGATGGCGGCACGAGAAAAAGCCGCCGCCGCCAAAACCCAAATGACCGAAGCAGGAATGCGCGCCGTCGGCCTGATGTACACCGCGCGCGGCATCGCCGACACCACGCGCAACGTCCTATCCGCGCCGGTCAAAGCCTACGCCGAGACAGAAACCGCCTCCACCGACCTGCGCGCCGCAATGATGGACAATACCGGCAAAGTCTCCGCCCAATACAAAGACATCGACAATCTGGCCACACGCTTGGGCGACCGCCTGCCGGGTACGACCGCCGACTTTAAAAACCTGATGACCATGCTGATCCGTCAAGGCATGAGCGCGAAGACCGTTTTGGGCGGCACAGGCGAGGCTGCCGCCCTCTTGGCCGTACAACTCAAAAAAAGCCCAGAAGCCGCCGCCGAAATGGCAGCCAAGCTGCAAGACGCAACGCGCGGCACGGAAAAAGAAATGCTGTCCATCATGGACCAAGTCCAACGCCTCTACTACGCAGGCACGGACGACAGCAACATTTTAGGCGCGTTTTCCAAACTTTCCCCTGCCCTCGATACCCTAAAAATCAAGGGCGAATCCGCCATGAAGATGATGTCGCCGCTCGTCGGTATGCTCGACCAAGCAGGACTGTCGGGCGAATCGGCAGGCAACGCCATGCGCAAAGTGTTCACGCGCATGATGGATACCAAAAAAATCGCCAAAGTCACAAAAGGGACAGGACTGTCTCTCGACTTTACCAACGGCGCAGGCGAATTTGGCGGATTCGACAAAATGTATGAGCAGCTCGCCAAACTCAAAGCCGTCAACACCGAGCAACGCCTCAAGATTCTGCAAGGCATCTTCGGCGATGATGCCGAGACGCTCCAAGCCCTGAATACCATGATTGAAAAAGGCAAGGCAGGCTACGAAGAATTTGCCAAAAAAATGGAAGCGCAAGCCAGCCTAAATCAGCGCGTCAACGACCAATTAGGCACGCTGACCAACTTATGGGACGCAGCGAGCGGCACGTTTACCAACTTCCTCGCCAAAATGGGCGAATCCATCGCGCCCGAATTAAAAGATCTGACCAAATGGATCGGCAACATCAATGAGAAATTAAGCAACTGGGCAGCCCAAAACCCAGATACCGCCAACACCATCATGAAAATCGTCGCCGCCATCGGCATTTTCCTGACCGTCGTCACCGGCATCGGCGCGGCCATTTCCGCCGTCCTCGTCCCTATTGCCCTGGCTAAATTCTCATTCTTCAGCCTTTTCGGCGTATTTTCGGGCGGCGGCGGCGCGATTTCCACGATTATCGGCTGGCTTGGCCGTCTGGGCATGGCGCTGCTAGGCTTCGGCGCAAAAGCAGCGGTTTTCCTCGTGACCAACCCATTCGGCTGGGCAATCCTCGCCGTCGGCGCGCTGGTCATGCTTTGGCGAAACTGGGAAACCGTCGAAGCTGCCCTGATTGCAGGCTGGGAGTGGCTAAAAAAAGTATTTCAGCAAAATCCCATGCTCGCCGCCTTTACCGGCCCTATCGGCTGGCTGATCGCACTGCTGGCAAACTGGAATAAAGTCGAAGCCGCCCTGATTCGCGGCTGGGAATGGATTACAAAGACATTTTCAGGAAGCAACCCCATCGCCATCGCCATGACGGCCGCGATGGGTCCTATTGGTGCAGTCATCAACAGTTTAAGAATCCTGCGCTCCGCCGCCGTCGGCGCATGGGAATGGTTTAAAAAGGCCACCTCCGCCAAAGCCCCGGCAACACCGCCCAGCATCGGCATTCCCAATCGCGGCTTTTCCGTCGGCGGCTATACAGGCGCAGGCGGCGTCCACGAAGCCGCAGGCGTTGTACACAAAGGCGAAGTCGTCTTTAACCAGCGCGACGTCGCCAAATTCGGCGGCTGGCAGGCAGTCGAAGCCATCCGACGCGGCGGCGCAGGCGTACTCGCCAACATCGGCAACCGCTTAGGACTGGGCTTTTCAGACGGCCGCAAATCCGCCCTGCCCAGCCCGACCAGATTCAATGCCGCGCCACACGCCGTCAGCATGGCAGGCGACAACATCACAATCAACGTCCACGCCGCGCCGGGCATGAGCGAGCAGAGCCTCGTCAATGCCATCATGGCAAGGCTCAACGAGCGCAGCCAAGCCAAGCAGCGCCGCCGCAATTCCTCATTTTTCGACAAGGACTAAATAATGGTTTTATTAGGCAGCCTCGGAATGTTCGTGTTTTTAATGCGCACCATCCCTTTCAACCAATACAGCCGCAGTCAGGCGTGGAAGCACCCAAACCAAGCAACCGTCGGCACCATGCCGCCAGCCCAATTTACAGGCAAAGACCCCGAAGAAATGACCATCGAAGCCGAGCTGCGCCCCGAAGTCACAGGCGGCACAGGCAGCATCGAAGCCCTGCGCATGATGGCGGCCACCGGCAAGCCCTACACCCTAATCATGGGACACGGCAAAATCATGGGCAGCTACGTCATTACCAACATCCAAGAGCGCGGCGGCCAGCTAAACCAAGACGGCAGCGCGCGCGCCCTCTCGTTTTCCATGAGCCTGAAAAAAGTTTCCGACAGCGCGCTAGGCCTCGAGGGCGGCGCCCTCAACGTCGCCGTCTCCGTCGTCCGAAACCTGACAGGGATTTAAACCATGCAATTAAATTTTGATTCCATCAGCGCGGCCGCCCAAAAAGCCGCCGCCAAAATCTTTGACGAAGTAAGCGGCAAAAATGCCCGACACCTCACGCCGGCGGCCGAG